GACGCCAGTCTCGATCCCGAGGAGATCGGACTGATCTCAAAGAATGCTGTACAGGCCGTGGCCGAGCAGCTATCCTTCAACTGCCCACTCGATTGTGATTGGAAGGTGGGTAACAATTGGTCGGAGGCCCACTGATGAAACGTGTAAAGTTCACGCCCGAAGATATCGAATACGCCAAGCAGGTAGCCCAAGACATCTATGATGAGTCGCGCCGTAAAGGATTAAATCCCGGCAACGCAACAGGTCGTGGATACGAAGCTAAGAACGAAATACTTGGTGTTGTGGGGGAGATGGCCTACGCCAAGGCTACTGGCAGAAAGTTCGTCCCAAACATCAACCAGTTCAAACGACCTGACGTCGGTGACACCCATGTCCGCAGCAGTTATTCATTAGGTCATATGATACTTCGTCCCGGTGATGTACCGGGTCTGTACAGCTTTGTCCATGTCGCTAGGGACCACACATGGGCAACGGTTATCGGATACTTCGACGGGGCCGAGGCCATGACAGACAAGTACTGGCGTACCAAGGAGCAGATCGCTAACGTACTCGGACCGGGTGATGCTGCTTGGATCGTTCACTTCAAAAAACTTAAACCACTGCAAGAGGCAGCATAATGAAGATCGAAGTAAACCTGAACGACGCATGGGTTGATGAGGTTGTCGCTGCATCGCTACGCAATTTCATCCGACGCGACTACAACACCCCCGACACGCCGATCAAGGCAATGAAGAAAGTGCTGAAGTTCTATAGCGTCCACGAGGACTACACGGATTTCATGGAAGACATCAAAGAATTGGATGACATTCATAGTCATCAAGAAAGGTTTGACTTCTGATCGGCAACCTGATAGAAGTCAGATGTGCGATACGGAGGGGCCTCGCACACCCCCAGAAACCTAAAGGAAAACATCATGCCTACACTTACCGGAACTGCTCACTGGGCCAAGGTTCACGAAGCTGCCAACAGCCCGAAGTACCCCGACAACTACCAGTTCTCCATTGATATTGGTCCGTTGTCTGTTGACGACATTGCCGAACTGACCGCCCAAGGTCTGGCCGACAAGATTATCCACGATCACGCCAAGAAGGATTACACCCCGTGTATTAACTTCAAGCACCCGCCGGTTGTCTGGGAGAACAATCCCGACGATCCCGACGGTGATCGTATCGAGGTTCCCTTCGAGCCTCGTGTCGTTGACGCCGAGATGAACGCCATTCCGAAGAGTACCCTCATCGGTAACGGCTCCACGGTAAACGTGGTGTACTTCGCCTCACACTCCAAGAAGTACGGCACGACCTCGGCCCGTTTCAATGCGGTTCAGGTTGTTGATCTTGTGCAGTATGCAGGGTCAGCACCGGACCCGATGGCTGAACTTGCAGCACTCGGGAACGAGGCATCGTTCTCCGCCTAGTAGTCCGGGTCCGGGGGTGCCCGTCATCCACCCCCAACTAATTTCAGGTGGTTTCGATTTCTCCAACCATCTGATGGGGGCGTTGCTATCCCAACGTTTCTAACAGGTCCGGGGGTACCTGTCCCACAAACCCCCAACTAATTGAGGCACCGCATGAAACGTATCGAAGACATTCCACAAGACCTACAGATGATGTTCGATCTTGGGATTACCAATCCTAATCCCGAGAACGTCGAGACCATGCTGTCGGATATGCGCGAAGCTGTTCTTCGATCCATCTCCGAACCGGCAAGGAAACCTAAGACACTTCGCATGTCGAACATGGGACGGCCTGACCGTCAGCTGTGGTACGACATTAACCGACCGTCACCCAATTCTGGAATGCCGTACAGCCTACGCATCAAGTTCCTGATGGGCCACCTGATGGAAGCCCTCATCCTGTTCCTGATCAAGGAGGCTGGGCATACAGTCGAGGACGAGCAGCGCGAGATCGAGATCGGTGGTATCAAGGGACACATGGATGCCCGGATCGACGGGGTCGTCACCGACGTGAAGACAGCGTCCCGGTACGGCATGAAGAAGTTCGACGATGCCCTGACCCTTGCCATGGACGATCCCTTCGGGTACATCGGGCAGATCAGCGGCTACGCACAGGCGTGTGGTGATGATCGTGCTGCCTTCCTTGCCATCAACAAGGAGTCCGGTGAGATTCAAATCTGCACCGTCTCTGGCAACCACATGATCAATGCAGAGGAGCGGGTCTCCCATGTCAAAACCGTCCTGTCTTCTGATACGCCACCTGCTCGATGTCACGATCCGATTCCAGACGGGAAGTCGGGCAACCTCGGGTTGGCGAAGGGTTGCACGTTCTGCGACCACAAATTTGAATGCTGGGCCGATGCAAACGGCGGCGCAGGACTCCGAGGATTTCGATACGCCAACGGAGTGAAGTACCTAACCCATGTAGCAAAGACACCGAATGTCGAAGAATTCGTCCGGTAGAGGACACTGGAAAAACCCATCACGAATACGACTCGACCCGGATAACTCCTTCGGCTTTGTCTATCTCATTGTCAACCTGCTGACAGGTCAAAGATACATCGGCAAGAAGCAGTATCACCAGTATCGAAAGGGTGTACGGACACGACCATCAGACTGGCGAACCTACACATCCTCATCACGTACCCTCAATGATGATATCAAACGACAAGGCAAGTGCAACTTTCACTTCGAGATACTTGCCGAGTTCAATACAAGAGGCGGACTTGTCTACGGCGAGACGCATCTTCAGCATGTCTGTAATGTCCTGACGGAACAACTAGAAGACGACGAACGACTATTCTACAATCGGTTCATCGACAAAATCAGGTTCATCCCGAAGGAGTTCATGACGGCCAAGCAGAAAGAGAAAGTCATGTCCCGTGTCCTCGAAGATTTCCGTTGACCTCGAAGAGCAGTTAGAGGTATTGTCAGACACACCTACCGGTGATCCACACCGGCTCCTATTCATGGCGGTCATCTTTCAGGCCATGCTCGATGCAACAAAGCCAGAGGCAGAGAATGAGTCAGCAGAAGCAGTACTTGAACGAGGCAGGGCACAGGCGTGGCTCTTTGCAACAACGGGAGTTACAGCAACAGACTTCATCACCGTCTGCGATCTGGCCGGGATCGACTACAGTCATGTCCGGTCCTTTGCCCATCAGGTCATCAACACAGGCGAAGTCAGTTTCATCAGGAAAAAAATCAATGCCATCCTCAACCACAGTTAAATCAGACGGCTGGTCCACCAGCTACTACGAACTGCCGCACGGCGCAGCTGAACTACAGGACCTGATCGAGTATCGGGAGATGAACTTCAGCGTCGGTAACATCTTCAAGGCCTGTTATCGTCTGGGCCGAAAAGACGGGGCGACAACGCTCTACGACCTGAACAAAATTAAGTGGTACGTCGAGCGTGAGATCATCAGGCTCGAACGTGAGCAACGGCAGCAGCAGTTCGAGTATAAGGAAGAGTATCTATGAAGCAGGTCAACGGCCTCTGGCTCCCGGATTCAGACACACACTTTGCCGGTTATCGGGAGATGAACTTCAGCGTCGGTAACATCCCTGATTATGAGATCGGGACACGGCGGGTAGCCCTTGGCCTGACCAAGAACCGGCGTGTTGCTCTCGATGTCGGTGCCCATGTCGGCATCTGGACACGACACCTTGCCGAGGAGTTCGACACGGTCTGGGCCATGGAGCCAAACCCTGAGAACTTTGATTGTCTTACCCGTAACACCGACGATCTCAACAACGTGGTACTCCGCAACGAGGGTGCGTCGTGGACAGACGATATGATGACACTGGTCCATAATCGTCAGGGTAACTCTGGCATGTGGTCACTGGCCGCACCGGGGCAGAAGGTTGACGGGACGGCCTACTTCGTCAAGGTCGTCACCATTGACAGCCTTGCCTTACCTGATCTAGACTTCATCAAGATTGACGTAGAGGGACATGAACCTGCCGTGCTGCGTGGGGCGACAGATACCATTGAACGATGCCGTCCTGTACTCTGCCTTGAGGTGAAGGGTAACGGCGTATCGTACGGGGCCGTGGCTGATGCTATCAACATGGCCCTGTCATCTTTTAACTTTGACTATCATCCGCACCGCATAGGTTCGGAGATCATCTACACACCGGCATAACATGGCAAAGAAAGTAGAAACACGAGTCGTCCGGACCAAGACAAAGCGTCGGACATTTCCCGTAGGACGCCGCCACTCCAAGAAGATTGGTCGTAGATCAACGATCTTCCGTAAGCGCGGCAAACAGTAACCACCGGAGAATTACATGCAAGTTACCCTCATCAACTCAATGGGGACAGACCAGACTGTTGTCGATGCTGCGCGTGTGTCGTTTGCCAAGAAGGCAGACAATTACACCGAGGCCCAGAACGAGAAGCTGATCCAGTATCTGGCACGGCACAATCACTGGACACCGTTCGGTCACGCACAGGCAACCTTCCACATCGAGGCACCTATCTTTGTTGCCAGACAGCTTGTCAAGCATCAGGTCGGACTGGTCTGGAACGAGGTGTCACGTCGATACGTGGACGACAAGCCTCGCTTCTTCAGCCCGTCCTCGTGGCGTCCCCGATCAGAAGACAAGAAGCAGGGATCAGACAAGCACGATATCATTGCCGATATGCGTCAGGCGTGGAAGATATATGAGTCCGCGATCCACGATATTAGCAAGACGTATGGCACCCTGCTTGAGATGGGTGTCGCCCCGGAACAGGCCCGGATGATCCTGCCCCAGTCGATGATGACTGAGTGGTACTGGACCGGAAGTCTGGCAGCGTGGTCTCGTGTCTGTCGCCTTCGTGTCTCCGACGATGCACAGGCCGAGACAGAGCGTATTGCGCTGGACATCAGCCGTGAAATGAAACACTTATTCCCCGTATCATGGGCAGCACTGGAGGAAAATAATGGCTGAACCACAGGACTATCTCAAAAGCAAATTGGCGAGTCAGCGACTCGTACATAAAATCAAAAATTACTATGCCGACCGTGGCTCTCCTAATGTCCGTGTCTGGGTCGAGGAGGAAACGGTGGGCCGTCAGAAAATCTATCAAGTCAGGTCTAACCTGCGCTTCACCGTGCCGGAGATAAATTAATGTTGTCCAACCACCTACCAACGCAGTATCAGCAGTTCATTGCACTGTCCCGCTATGCCCGATGGCTTCCCGATGAGGGCCGTAGAGAGACATGGTCTGAGACGGTGGATCGTTACGTGGACAACGTCGTTGCCCGGCGCATTGCCTTTCACGAGGCAGTCATAGAGGAACTGCGCGAGGCTATCCTGTCACTGTCCATCATGCCGTCCATGCGTATGATGATGACTGCCGGACCTGCCCTCGACCGTGACAACACTGCCGGATACAACTGCTCGTACCTTGCAGTGGACGACATGAAGGCGTTCGATGAGGCCATGATGATCCTGCTGTGCGGGACTGGTGTCGGCTTCTCTGTCGAGCGTCAGCACATCGCCCACCTGCCCGAGGTTCCTGATCAGCTATTCGACTCCGAGGACACCATCGTCGTTCACGACTCGAAGGAAGGCTGGGCCAAGGCGTACCGCAAGGTCATTGCCATGCTCTACTCTGGTGAGATTCCGAAGTGGGATGTGTCGAAAGTCCGTCCGTCCGGTGCCAAGCTGAAGACATTCGGTGGCCGTGCCTCGGGTCCGGAGCCGCTGGTTGATCTCTTCCGGTTTACCATCAACGTCTTCCGGGGTGCCGTGGGTCGTCGCCTGAACAGCATCGAGTGCCACGACGTGATGTGCAAGATCGGTGACATCGTTGTCGTCGGCGGTGTCCGACGTTCGGCCATGATCAGCCTGTCGAACCTGTCCGATGATCGGATGCGTCATGCCAAGTCTGGTCAGTGGTGGGAGCAGAATGCTCAACGTGCACTGGCGAACAACTCCGTGGTCTACACCGAGAAGCCGGATGTTGAGTCCTTCCTCCGTGAATGGACAGCACTGGTCGAGTCCAAGTCTGGTGAGCGTGGCATCTTCGCCCGTTACGCAGCAGACAAACATGTCGAGAACCATGGTCGTCGCAAGGCAGGGTACGAGTGGGGGACGAACCCATGCTCCGAGATCATCCTCCGCAACAACCAGTTCTGTAACCTGACAGAGTGCGTCGTCCGGGCAACCGACACTGTCGAGTCGCTGAAGAAGAAGGTACGTCTTGCCACGATCCTCGGCACTATCCAGTCTACCTATACCAAGTTCCCGTACCTGCGCCGCGTCTGGACGAAGAACACGGAGGAGGAACGTCTCCTCGGTGTCAGCCTGACAGGAATCATGGACTCGGTGGTGACCAGTCATCCCGACCCGGAGGTTCTTGCCGAACTCCGACAGATTGCTGTGGATACTAACAAGGAATGGGCCGAGATTCTGGACATTCCGCAGTCTGCTGCAATTACCTGCGTCAAACCGTCCGGTACTGTCTCGCAGCTTGTAGATGCCGGGTCTGGTATCCATGCCCGACACAGCCCGTACTACGTCAGGACAGTACGTGGAGATGTCAAAGACCCTTTGACGCAGCTTATGATTGATGAGGGTGTCCCGGCAGAGCCGGAGGTATTCCATCCTGAATCGACCATGGTCTTCTCGTTCCCAGTCAAGTCGCCTGAGTATGCGGTGACCCGTAACGA